CGGCTCCGCGCGATATTGTTCCGCCTGTGAGAGAAAAAATCAAGTAGAAAGTACTTTCAGAAAGGACACTAAGAAAGGAGGTCGGAAATGGCAGTCGAGAGACCTAAAGTCAAATTCACAGAACATGGTGAGCTCATAGTTACTACTGCGGTCTTGTGTCAAATCTTAGACCTAGGACCCGAGATGATCAGTAGACATAATCGTGCAGGTATGCCGAAGGTGGCCACCGGTTGGTGGAACATTCGAGAAGTCCTTGTTTGGCTAGGAATGTCAAAGGATAAGGACGGAACGAAGTCAGCAGCTCAACGTAAATTAGAAGCCGAGGCGGACTATAAGGAAGCCAGAGCCAAACGCGAAAAGCGACTAAGCGAAGTACTAGATGGTCAGTACATAGATGTGGCTGATGTACAACGTGAATGGACTGGACGCGTTTTAGAATTGAAGTCATCCCTTGGTCTGCTAGCCAAAGCGGTTAGCAAAGAATTCCCAGATGCAGATACAAGGGTGATTGTAGAGAGGACGGTGAATGAGTGTGTCAACACGTACCTCGAAAGCTATTCGAGGGAAGGGAAGTACACCAAAACGGAAATCGACCACAAAAAGAAAAAATAAAACGAATTCAAAAACTGAAACCGTTAAGGCATGGAAAAACAACGTCGATGAAATTTCGTTTACGTGGACAGCTCCCGAACTAGAGGCCTTTAAACCACCAGAGCGATATACCGTATCTGAGTGGGCGGATAAGTTCCGTGTACTACCAAGTACAGGTGCTGAACCGGGGCCGTGGCGCACTCTCCGTACTCCATACCTCCGTGAGCCTATGGATATGCTCAACAATGATCTGATTGAGCAAATCGTGCTGTGCTTCGGCGCACAGATAGGTAAGACGGAAGCAGAACTCAATATGATTGGTTATGCACTGCATCAATCACAAGCACCTGTCATGATGGTATATCCAACGGATGCCCTGGCAGAGTTCAACAGTGAGAAGCGTGTACAACCAATGATAAAGAACTCTGAACCATTGGAGAAAATGTATGATGCCAACGCCAGTCAGAAGAAGGAGCTAAACTTCACGAATGGCAATTACATGGTATTGTCCGGTGCTAACTCACCATCGAGTCTAGCATCTAGGGCAATCAAATATGTGTTCTTTGATGAAATAGATAAATATCCTGCGTTCTCCGGTAAGGAAGCCAATCCTATAAAGTTGGCTACAGAACGTACTAAAACGTTCGTTGATGCCAAACACGTGATGGTATCAACACCTACGGTAGAAAACGGGAATATATGGAGGGCCTTTAAATCAGCTCATGCGCAGAAAGAGTACTACGTACCATGTCCACACTGCGGAGAGTATCAGGTCCTCAAGTTTAAACAAATCAAATGGCCTGAAAGTGCGAACGGCAATAAAGACCTAGTACGTGATATAGCGTATTACGAATGTGAGCACTGTAAGGAACCAATACAAGATAAGTACAAAATGGAAATGCTGCGAAGAGGTGAATGGCGAACGGAGAACGTACCGAACTGTAGAGTACGATCTGTTGGCTACCACCTATCCTCTATATATAGTCCTTGGGTAGCCTTTGGTAAGGTAGCTTACGAATTTCTATCTTCTAAGGATTACGCAGACCAATTAATGAACTTTATCAACTCTTGGCTAGCTGAACCTTGGCGGTCGGCTAAGACTAAGAGTACCCAAGATATTAAGTTCACAGAGTCAACGTATGACAGAGGTGTTGTACCGGATAAGGCGACACTCCTTATTGCTAGCGTTGACGTACAGCTCGATTACTTCTGGTGGGAAGTAAGAGCATATGCACCAGGCGTTAAGTCATACTTAATCGACTATGGCCAAGCTAGTACATGGGATGACCTAGAAGAGATTATCGTCAATCGTGAGTATCCAAGTGAATTTGGAGAACCACGCCAGGTGATGAAAGCCGGTATTGACTCCGGGTTTAGAACGGATGAGGTTTACCAATTCTGTGCAAGGTTCCCAGAAATCTGTATACCGCTTAAAGGTTCATCCAACAGTACGACCATGACCGCACCGTATTCAATGTCAAGTGTTGAAAAGGGTGTTATAGGGGGATTGAAACTGTATGTGCTAAATACCGACTATTGGAAAGACTTTATCTTCGCTCGAATGGTAAGGCCTACAGATGAAATCGGTACGATCCATTTATTCAAAGACTGCCCTCAAGAGTACATGGACCACTTAAGGGCAGAAGAAAAGCAAGAAATTCGTAATGTGAAAACTGGTGAGGTAACCGTTAAATGGAAGCCACTTACCGGACATCCTACGAACCACTTACTTGATACATGTACTTACAACGCAGCAGTAGCAGATATTGCCGGCGTTAAATATTTAGTAGAGCCTGAGCCTTACGAAGAAACCGAAGATACCACATCATATGAGGACTACGGCAACGGAATAGGGAGTACAGGCCATTGGTTTAGATAGGAGGTGAACCATGAGCGATGTAAATGAACAACTTGAACGTGTCCGCCAAGTGATTGAGGATATCGAAACTAAAGGATATTCAGAGTTACAGATTGGTGGTAAACGATTCAAAACGATTGACTTGCCAGTACTCTATGCGCGCGAACAAACGCTGATGCAACGAGTACATGAAGAGTCTAATGGATATCAAGTTGATGCATACGTAACATGGGGTGGACGATGAATATCTTAGATAAAGTAATCGGATGGGTTAACCCTGAGCGTGCGTTAGAACGAATGGCTGCACGTGAAGCACTCCGCCAATACGATGCCGCATCAATGGATAGACTAAATAGTGATTGGCAACCTGCATTTGGTACAGCTGAGCAACTAGCAACAGGTTCACGTGATATTATTCGTGGCCGTGCAAGGTCTGCTGAGATGAACAGTGACTTAGCTGAGTCTGCGGTTATTGCCATTTTGCGTAACGTAATTGGACCTGGTATTAAGCCACAAGCTAAGGTACGTCATAAGAGCGGTAAGCTCAACAACCAACTCAATAATAAGATTGAGCGTGCCTGGGCGAAATGGACGGAAGCCGGTAATGCCGACGTACGTGGTATATCCAACTTCTACGAGTTGCAAACTATGGCACTACGTAGAATGTTGTATGATGGCGAAATTCTTGTAAATAAGACCGCACAGGGCGATTATCTCCCCTTGGCTATCCAATTAATCGAGGCGGAGAACATAGGGGCCATAGACATCAAATATGGCAATAATAACATCATTAGCGGTGTTGAGGTAAACGAATATGGAAAGCCTGTAGCATACCATGTTAGCCAAGCAGACCCTATGGGTGTGAGAACCTTTGAGGCTATGCGGTTAACTACAGACCAAGCGTTCTTATTCTTCAAACCAAATCGTCCGACACAAATTCGAGGTATGAGTCACTTGGCGTTAGTGTTGCGTCGGATCCATGATATTGATGAGTATATGGACGCAGACTTAATCGCCGCACGTGTATCAGCGTGCTTCAGTGCATTTATCACTTCTCAGAATTCTGCTAGACAGGCTAGCTTACTTCCACGTGATAGTAAAGGTAGACCTAGCATGACAATGGCACCAGGTATGGTGAGACACCTAAGTCCTGGTGAGTCCATCGAGTTTGCAGACCCTAAGCGTAACGCTGGTACTGCAAGCGAATATTCGGCAACTCAGACTAGACGTATATCGTCCGGTCTTGGTATGAGCGCTGACATCGTAGCGCGTAATATATCCGGTAACTTTTCGGCCGCACGTCAGAACCTGTTGGAGGACCAAAAGACGTTCCGTCAATTACAAGAGTTTGTTATCGCACACTTCTGTATGCCAATTTGGAGAGCCTTTATTGATGCCCTCTATTTATCTGGTGAACTACCTCCAGATTACCTAGCGAACAAAGACAAATACCAAGAGGTATCTTGGCTTGCTCCAGGGTGGTCTTGGATTGACCCAGTAAAAGAGGTTAACGCCAATAAGGAAGCTATCAAATCTGGTCTTACAACCCTAGAGGATGTGTGCGCAGCATCTGGTCGTGATTGGGAGGAAGTCCTTGAACAACGGAAGCTCGAACAGGATAGGGCTCGTGAGCTTGGGGTGTTACTTGATTATTCCAGTGAGTTGCAACCGCTAACGATGGGCGATGATGACACTACACAGGAAGGAGCTGATGGCTAGTAATGAGTGAACATCAAAAGCGTAGTGTTCTTGGCAATTACTGTCGAGAAACTACTATTGACCACGTCGATACCGATAGTCGGACAGTAGAATTATCATTCTCATCCGAAACGCCATATGGCCGTTGGTTCGGCGATGAAATCCTTTGCCACGATGAAGAGTGCATCAACCTTGAGCGCTTTTCCAATGGCTTAGGTACGGTATTGTTTAACCATGATCGTGACGCAGTTGTAGGTCATATCGAGAAGGTATGGCTAGAAGATAACCGCGGTAAAGCGTTAGTACGCTTTGACACAGATGAACAATCCGAAACAATATTCCAAAAGGTACAGTCCGGTACGCTACAAGGTGTAAGCGTAGGCTATGCAATCTACCGATATGAGGTATTGGAAGATGAAGATACCAAATCTACTAACGGTCGATTTAATGGTCCGGCTTATGTAGTAACGGATTGGGAACCTTTAGAAATCAGTATTGTATCTGTTCCGGCTGACCCTACTGTTGGCGTAGGACGAAGTGCTGAAGAAATTCATACAAGTATTGACACACAGGAGGATAACACACGTATGGATCAAGAAAAAACTTTAGAAGTTCAAGAAGTAAAATCTGAACCAGTTGAAACTGGTTTGACACAAGCAGACCTTCAAAAGGCTATGGAACAAGAACGTAAACGTACTTCCGAAATTACTGCATTGTTCCGTGACTTCGATGTAGAAGGTGCTGACGAAGCAATCGTAATGGGCGTATCCGTTGACGAAGCTCGTGCAATGGTAATGGACCAATTACGTGCACGTAACAAAGGCGTATCCGTAACAATGGGCGAAGCTGAAAGCGATAAGTTCCGTGCAGCTGCGCAAGATGCGGTATTGATGGCAGCAGGTATCCCTGTAGCAGATGCTGCACCAGGTGCACAAGAATTACGTGGTCACTCTATGGTTGAGTTAGCGCGTGAAGCTTTGCAACGTGAAGGCTTGAAAGCTAACTTCGGCGATAACATGGAATTGGCTCGTCAAGCTATTAATTCTACATCTACATTCCCTGCAATCATGGCTAACTTGGCTAACAAATCTGTAATGGTGGGCTTCAACGAAGCTGAAACTACTTACCAAATTTGGGCAGGTAAAGGCTCTAACCGTGATTTCAAGGAAGCTGCACGCGTAGCATTGTCTGAAGCAGGTAACCTTGAATTAGTTCCAGAAGGTGGCCAATTCCAACAAGACTTCTTAGGCGAAGCATCTGCTCGTACTAAAGTGGCTACTTATGGTAAATTGTTCAGCTTAACTCGTCAAGCAATCATTAATGATGACTTAGGATTGTTCTCCAAAATCGCTACTAAATACGGTTCCGCTGCAAAACGTTTGGTAAACAAAATGGTATATGCTCAATTAACTGGTAACGTTAAAATGCAAGACGGCGTAGCATTGTTTGACAACAAGCACGGTAACGTTGCAGGTACAGGTGAAGCATTATCTGTTAAAGCAATCGCTAAAGCAATTACTGCTATGCGTCGTCAAAAAGGTATTATAGGTGAAGCTACTCTTAACATTACACCTAAATACTTGGTAGTTCCTCCAGAACTTGAAGTGACTGCATACCAAATCGTTAACTCTACTGCTGCTGTAGACGGTGTAAACTCCGGTGTAGTTAACCCTTACAAAGGTCGCTTCGTAGTTGTAGCAGATGCTGAATTAACTGATCCAGATGCATGGTACTTAGTAGCTGACGCATCTCAACATGACACTATTGAAGTAACTTACTTGAATGGCGTTGAAACTCCACGTCTTGAAACTCGTCAAGGCTTCGAAGTAGATGGTATCGAATACAAAGTAGCATTCGACTGTGGCGTAAGTGCTCTTGACTTCCGTGGTGTATACAAAAACGCAGGTAAATAATTAGGGGGTAAATACATATGGCAAAATTCGTATATGAAACAGACCGCATCAATTATGTGGCGACAGCAGATGTAAAAGCCGGTGACATTGTAGAAGCCGGTGCACTTCACGGTGTAGCAGTAACAGATATTAAGAAAGATGAAATGGGTGCGTTAAAAGTAACTGGCGTATTCAAAGTAGATGCTAATAAATCTGATACATACGCTGTAGGTGACGCAGTAAACTTCGCTTCTGGTAAAGCTGCTAAAACTGGTGGTAAACCATTGGGTATTGCAGTAGAACCTAAAACTGCTACTCAAGATACTGTAACAGTAATGTTGAAAAACTAATCATTGTATTTTAACGGAAATGCGGGCCACACGGTCCGCATTAACCCTATGAGGTATAACTTATGCTGACCTATGATGAAAGCGCCTTACTCGATGTATTTGGCGAAAAAATAACATATGAAGGTAAGCAGATTAAGGCTAGTGTAGAAATCGGTGAGTATGACGGGAAAGGTTCTGGATTCGTAACTGGTCTTGCGGATAAAGCTAAGGTATGGGTTAGAACTAAGGACGTGCCACTACCTAAGACTAAAGATGTAATCTACATCAATGGTAAGAAGTGGTATGTTGATCATATCTCCGATAGTGACGCTAAAATGCACTGTCTTGAAATTGTGGCCAACGTTAGGACGGTAAGACCATGAGTAATTCACCAATTACCATTACTGATACTGCTACACCGTATCTTGAATTTATAGCTAAGACTAAACCGGATTGGACTAGGAAGGCTATGAAGTCAGTCGGTTGGATGATGCAGAAGGAAATCAAGGCCGGAATTAAATCCGGTTCACCTGGTGGCCACAAATATGCTAACTTCATGCCACCTACTATGAGGGCACAATTCGAGGCAGCATTTGGCGCCAAAGTAAGGCGTGCCTATCAAGATGGCGGTAAGGCGCATAAGGAAGGCTGGGGACTTAAATCTCGAGCTCAACTTATAGCCGGTGGCGTAAAGGAAACCACTGTCGGATATACACCACTTGGTAAAATGTTCCGAGCAGTTGGGTACCAATACGATGCCAGGTCGCAATCAGTAAAAGTAGGGTGGTTATCATCGTCTGCTAAACGATTAGGCGAACAGATTGAGCGTGGTTATACAAAACAAATCACAGAGCCAATGCGTAGGACATTATTTGCCGGTGGCTTTCAACTTGCTAAAGGTAAAACATCATTTCGGATTAAACCTCGTAAAACGTTTGGTCCGATGAAAACAGCCTTACAGCCTAAGTTGGTACCTTACCTAGAGTCTAAAATCGGTGAATATGCACTAGGTAAAAGCACTCAGTTCGCATCTAGTAGACGAGCATATAAAGTGAGGTAGCGATGCAAACTATTCCACTAGCGGTCATTGCTAACAGATGGGCGGAAGCGGTTAAGGATAATCAGAAGGTTACCGACTACTGCATGGGGCACTTCGGAAAGGACTTAAGTATTTACATTGGCTATGATGATGCGGGAGCACCTCTTGAAGAGGATTGTCCTTGTGTGATTATCATGATGGATAACAAGTCCGAAGGCTTGGCTAGTTCTTACTCTTATACACTCCAACTCGTATGGGGGATAGTAAGAGCTGAGGCAGAACGTGAAGGGCGTGTAGTTAAATACACGGGAGCGTTCGAGTGTGACGAACTTGGCCAACTTCTCATCGAATGTATCATGGCAGTTAACCCTAACTACCCAGTCATTAACATTGACTACGAAACAGACAATATCTCGTGGCGTCCGGTGTATCCGGGTAAAGCCACACTCACTATAGAAATACCGCATGTAATTGGCGGTAATGTTGAATATTAGGAGGATAAACATGGCAGTAGCTAAACGTGCACAAGGTGCACAATCTTCTCTTACAATGGCCTTTGAAACTGACTTCGGTACTACACCATCTACCGGTGGCGTGGTAATGCCTATTATCAGCTCTTCCTTGAAGGCTAGCCAAAACTTGAATGACTCCTCTGTTATTCGAGGTACACGTAATCCGGCGGCACCTAGTCGCGGTAATATTGATACATCTGGTAGCATCGTTCCACCAGTTGATGTATTAGGATTTGGCTATTGGTTAAAGCTAGGCTTTGGCGCTCCAACTACAACAGCACAAGGCTCTGGCAAGAAACACGTATTTAAAATTGGTCCAGATATGCCATCTGCTACATTCGAGCAAGGCTATAAGGATATTAGTACTTACCAACAATTCAGTGGCGTACGTATGAATAAAATGTCCTTAAACTTCGGTGGTGACTCTGAATTAACTGCATCTATCGATGTAATGGGATGTAAAGAAACAATGGCAGCAGTACCCTTCGATACTGCACCTAAGTCTATTACATTTACTCCATTTGAAAACCTCGAAGCCACCATAAAAGAAGGTGGCGTTACGGTAGCGAATGTATTGTCCATGAGTCTTGATATCGACTTCGGCTTGGATGGTGACTCTTATGCTATCGGTGGTAAAGGCTTCCGTACATATATTGATACAGGTATTATCGGCGTATCCGGTACGATTAAAGCCTTCTTCCAAAATATGGACTTGTTAAATAAAGCCGTAAATGGTACTGAATCTAGCTTGGAATTAACCCTTACTAAAGGTACCAATTCCTTGGTCATTAAGTTACCGGAATTGATTTACGAACGTAACTCTCCTGGTATCGATGGTCCTAAAGGCGTAAATATTGAACTTCCATTCAAAGCCTATTATGGCGATGATGCCGGTCAATCTGCAGTAGTATTTGAATTGGTTAACAGCCAAACATCTTACTAATCTAACTCATTAGGAGGTAACTATGAATATTCAAGGTAAAGAATTAAAACCAAGAGCCCTTACATGGACTGAACGTGATGCATTAATCAAAGCCGGTCTAGACTTCGTGTATTGTCCAGTAGATGTTGATGATCAAGTAGCATCTATTGTCCGTAGTCGTGATATTATGCGATTCATCTTAACAGATGTGTACGAACTTACCGACGAACAACTCAATACTGTAAGTGATAAGGACGCAATGAACTTCGCCGGTGAAGTCATTACATTAACTTACCAACTACAAGAAGAAACAGAAAAAAACTAGAAGAGGCGTGGAGGTGGATGTCCTCGGATAGGCCGAAGTACTGCAAGGGATGTAAGGAATTACAGACCGCTACAAAGCAGTCCTTCGACTGCTCCGAGTGTGACTTTAACCCACCACGCCTATTATTCGGTTCAAAACTGGCTATGAAACTGTATAACCTATCACGCAGTCAAAGGAATTACCACTCGGGCGGACTGGCCGGGTTTGATTATCCGGCTATACGTACAGTGGCGGAGATTAATAACATTAACCTAAATCCGATGTTATTTAGTCTTATGTGGATATTGGAGGGATTAGAAATGGAGGCGATGAATAAGGATGTCGAATAACGTAGTAGATATCGTAGTGCAACTGACCGATAAGAATGCAAAAGCCGGTTTAGAGAAAATCGCCGCTACCTCTAAGGGAACAGTTGCAGAGCTTTCAAAATTAAAGAATGAAATGTTTGCCATTGGTGCGAGTGCCGGTCTTGCCGGTCTAGGTTCTAAACTCGCTAAAGAGGCACTAGCTTGGAACTTATCAGTAAAGAAGATGCAATCCTTAACAGGCGCGACTGCTGAGCAAGCAAGTACATTCCTCTCCGTTGCAAACTATATGGGTGTAGCTACTGATGTTAGTACTGTAGCGTTCGCTAAATTTGCGAAGGCTGTATCTAACGCACAAGATAAAATGCAAGTTGCATCCGCAGAAGGTAAACTAGCTACTGACATGTTCAGCCGGCTAGGTGTTAGCATTGATCAGATTGAGGGTAAGAATACCCTCGAAGTGTTCAAAATCATTCAAGACCGATTAAGGAACATGAAGGACGGTGCCGAAAAGACACGGGTTGAAATGGAACTGTTTGGTAAAACAGGATACCAACTTCACGGAATGCTAAATATGTCAGCAGATGCCATGAAGCAAGTCGAGGACCGTGCAAGAGCAATGGGGCTCATCATTGATGATGAAGCTGCTAAAAAGTCCGCTGCCTTTAATCGTCAGTTGAAAGATATGGAACAGACCGGTAAGCGATTGGCCATTATGATTGGTCAAGAACTCTTACCGGTGGTTATGGAATACGCACAAGGTGCAATCAATCTAACAAAGTCTTATAGTAATCTAGCTACAGAGCAAAAGGAAGCTATCGCAGGTCTTATCAAATTCGGCTTAGAAGCTACTATAGTAATCACAGGTATTCAATCCGTTACAAGTGCATTGAAGTTCATGCGATTGGCTACTATAGCAGCCGCAGGACCTTGGCTTACATTAGCAACCGTAGCAGGACTCGCAGCTAAGAGCATATATTCGGCGGTATATGCATCTAAGACCGCAGGTACAGACCTCGGCGTTGATGTTAATGGTCTTAGAGCCCATAAGAACTTAAACGCACCTGGTACTAACTCCGCTTACATGGCTAACCATGACGGACGGTACTGGGTTGAGGATAGTTCACTCTTTGGACTTATCAAGAACGATCGCTTAGCAACGAAAGAAGAAGGCGCTCAAATCGACGCTGCTATTAAGGCTAAGGAAGCGGCAGATGCTGCGAAGAAGAAAGCCGAAGAGGAGCAAGAAAAACTTCAAAAAGAAATCGACGATGCTAAGAATGGTCTTACTAATAACGATGTACTTAATAAGTTAAGTGGTGGCCTCGAGGATGGAGCTAAGGCACAAGAGAAGGCGGCAAAAGAACAAGCACAAGCGGCAGAAAAAATGTCGCAAGCAGCTGACCGATTAACCGACCTCATTAAATCCTTAACACTTCAATCTTTAGAGATTGACGGTAGTCAATACGAAATTGATAAGGCACAAGCTAGAAATCAATTCGACTCTAACACTAAAAATATACTCAGCATCTTACAAAGTGCTGCCGGAATAAGTAGCTCAGGTAGTGCCTCTGGAGTACTCGATGCAGCCAATGCGCAACTTGGTAAAGCTTACGTATTAGGCGCAGATGGTGATTGGGCTACAGACTGTGGCAAGTTATTCGCGGATAGTGTAAAGGCTACGTTTGGTAAAGACGTACCTAGATACGTTCCATCCATTATGGATGCAGCGGCAGAAGCCGGAGCATGGCACCCAGAAGGTGACGGATACATTCCTAAAGCCGGTGATGGTGTAGTCGTACTTGGCGATAACCATATCGTTATTGCTGACGGTAATGGCGGATATACAGGCGCTAACTCTAGTACAGGGGTAGTTGCTAAGCAGTCTATTACAGGTGATTTTGGTGCGATTACAGGCTATGTAGATACATCTAAACTCGCCGGTATATCCGGAGGTAGTACTTATTCACAAGCTAATGCTAAAGCATTGGCAAGTTCTAACCTAGTAGCAGAAGCTAAGGCTAAGAATGAAGAAGTATATCAAAAGAAACTCGAAGAAGCTGACCGTAATCAAAAAATTCGTGTACGTAAGATGAATGAGGAAATCTCAAAACTTGACCTTGAGCGCACAGGCGATCGCTTGCAATTACTCAAGACGGAAGCCGAAGCACAAAAGGCTCAAATCGATGATAACGTTCGTGAGTACACGAAGGCAGTAGGCGATAAGACATTAGCCGAAAAAAGAGCTAATGCCGAGAAGCTAAAGATTACTGCTGATACGGAACAGAAAATCAGAGAGTTAGCATATACGCAACTCAACGAGGACTCCGAACATCAATCTAACTTAGTAAGACTAGGACGGATATCTCAATCGGATGCAGACCAAGTACTTAATGAACAGTTGCGAGCATACATCGAATTCGCTCAACGAGAACTTAATGAAGCTCAGCTAAGCGCTACTCAACGCTTACAAGTGGAAAAGAACCTCGTTGAAGCTCAACAAAAGCTATGGGAAATGGCCGGACGTAACTTGCGTACTAGCCTAGCTGAAGGTGCTAGACAGTATAGCTTAGAGGTGGTGAACTATGGCGACCTAGCGAAGTCAACTTTTGATAGTACGATGAGCAGTATTAACTCCTCATTTACTAGTCATCTAGAAAACATTGCAACTGGTGCTGAGTCATTCGGTAAGGGGCTTAAAAATATCTTTAAAGATATTACAAATAGCATTATTAAAATGCTTGTTAACCTTTCGTTCCAACAGTATGTACAACCAAAACTACAAAGCCTATTCGGCGGAGTGGTAAGCGGTCTCGGGGCTATTGGCGCCGGTCGTGGCGGTGTATCATCGTTTGCAAGTGGTGGCTCTTTCAGCTCCGCATTTACAGGCAATAGCTTTGGTAAGTTCGCAAGCGGTGGTATTGCTCCTGCAGGTATGACATTAGTTGGTGAGAATGGTCCAGAGCTCTTACAGTTCAACTCTTCTCATCGCATTTACAATGCAAGCCAAACACGTAAGATGATTGGCGGTGAAGGAGCTAGTAAAGTAACGGTTAACATCATCAACCAATCTGGCCAACAACTAGATAGCCAACAACAAGAAACTAAGTTTGATGGCGAACAAATGATAGTTGATGTAGTAGTATCTAGTCTTATGACAAACAAAGGAGGTATGCGTGATGCCATTAAGGCAGCCGCAGTATAGGGTATGTTAGAATTTCCGAATATTCGATGGCCGATATACCCCATCGATGAAACAACGCCTGATGTAAGTCGTAAGGCTCAGGTAGAAAATATGACGATGCTAACCCATCGCAAAACTACGAAAGCGTTACGATCATATTCAGTGAATTATAAGATACCGACTTCGGAATATATCAAGCTAAGGAATTTCTTTGACCAGGTTAATACTGCAGAGATATTCCTTTGGACTCATCCGGAGACACGAGCGAAGGTAAGAGTTAGGTTCGCAGACCAACTCCATTTCTCCGCTAGTGATTATGGGATTTGGGCAGGCTCAGTTCAGTTACAGGAGGCGTAGATGTTAACGTTATCAACTGCATCAATCATCGAAAAGAATAAGATATCCTCCACTGGAGCATGGGTAATGGCTATTGAGTTACACCACCCGGAAGGGAATATCCTCCTCGTGAATAACACTGAGGACTTAACCTTAGCGGGCAAGAAGTACACTGCCTTCCCATTCAAGCTAGAGGATATTAACGAGGACACTAAGCAGATGCCTAACGTTAAACTCTCTGTAGCGAATGTAACCGGTACTATCCAACGGTTAGTAGAAAAGAATAAAGGCCTCACAGATTGTGAGGTCAATATTCGAATATTTAATACTAACTTGCCGGACATTATTGAATTAGAAGAAACGTTCATCATTAATGCATCCCAATCTAAAGCAGACTGGGTAGTGTTCACATTAGGTACAGACTTCTCATTTTCTCGTAGGTTCCCACCTGTTCGAGTAATGAAAGATTACTGTCCTTTCAAATTTAAGTCTGTAGAGTGCGGATACAAAGGGTACGCACAATCATGTAATAAAACTCTAAAACGCTGTCGTGAGTTAAATAACAGCGTTAGATTTGGCGGTGAGCCAACAATACCACAAGGGGGCTTATATGCGTCTAACTCTAAATAACCTAGTAGGTACTCCGTGGAAGGAGTTGCCTTGTTGGGAGCTTGTGGTAGAGGTGTACAAGAGAGCCGGTGTTCAGCTCGAGCCATACGCAACGTATTGGCCAGATATGAACTCACCTTGGCACGAAGTCAAGGAACCGGAAGTAGGGGACATAATTGTCATGAACCTCTACAGTAATAACGCTGATCATATCGCAGTATATGTAGGCGAAGGTAAGATGATACACTCCACAGAATATGCAGGTGTGTGTATCGTACCAATGGACAGATTAAGAAAACGTATATTAGGAGTGTACAGGCACAAGGAGGCTCAAAATGATTAGATTAGTAATTGCTCGAAACCCATTCGACCTTACCACTAGACAAGAGACCCTTGTGCCTTTTGTTGAAGGTAAGAAACTTAACCAGTATTTTACTGAACCAGGGAACTGGGTGTACTCCATTAATGGTGAGTTAGTAGAGGATACCGCATCACCTACAGATGAATCCTATGTAGTGGTATTACCTAAACTTGAAAAGCAAGCATTCGCTATCTTGTTATCTATTGGTTTATCTATTGCAACTGCCGGCATTGCCTCCGGTGCGATATTCGGTATTACAAGCGTATTAGGTCGTACGCTCGCAGCAATGGCTATCGGTATGATTGGTAACGCGATTATATCTAAAATAGCTGCACCTAAGACAGATAACTCTAATACAGAGCAGTCCGCTACTTATGGGTGGCAAGGGGCACAGACGATTATTGGCCAAGGTCATCCTTTAGCCATTACTTACGGAAAGTGTAAAAGTGCCGGTATGCTTATATCTCGCCACGTAACAAGTGACGGTGAAAAACAATATCTTAACTTATTATACTGCGCCGGAGAGGGCCCTATTTCCGCTATAACGGACGTTAAATTAAATGGTAACCCCATCGGTAACTATAAGGAAGTTCAACTCGATGTAAGACTTGGCACAAATGACCAAGAGATTATCTCTAACTTCAATGATAACTATGCTGACCAACCATTAACGTATGAGCTTACTAACGACTGGTCAATACATCAAACGCAAGGTAACTTATCTACTGCGTTAGAGGTTACTATATCACTTCCTAATGGCTTGTATTACTCAAATGATAAGGGCGGACTAAGTGAAACATCGGTCACTATTGAAGGTGGCTATCGTAAAGTCGGTTCTGCAGAGTGGATACCATTACCGATTAGTAACAATGGTGGCCAAAGTGCCATGCTTGAAAAGACAGATAATCGTTGGTTTAAACGGAACAGTCATTCAAGAACGTCTATCGATAATAGTCAATATACTGGTGTTATCAAGGATAGTTCAAATAAAGCTATCTATCGTGTGTTCCGGTTCGATGTAAAGGAACCAGGACAATATGAAGTCCGTATGCGATGTGCGCACAAGGACGGTAATTCTAACCGTCATGTGAACAAAGTGTATTGGTCTCAGTTAACTCAGATTGTCTATGACGATTTCATCCATCCAGGGAAGGTGCTTATCGGCATTAAAGCCTTAGCTACTGACCAATTAAATGGTAATGATCCAAACGTAACCTGGATACAAGAGCGTAAAACAGTATGGGTATTTAATACCTACACCGGGGCGTATGAGTCTAAACCGGCTAATAATCCGGCGTGGGCTTGCTACGATATCCTTCATCATTGCCGTAAGATTGGCGATGAGTATGTAGCCAAAGGTGCTCCTCGTGAACGCTTTGTATATGACGCATTTAAGGCGTGGGCTGATAAGTGCGATGAAAAGCATATTACATTTAACTACATTTACGATAATGCTAGCCAAGTATGGGACGCTCTTAAATACGCTGAGAATGTAGGTAGAGGTAAGGTAATACCTTTAGGTACTCGGTTTAGTTGTATTTATGATTATGCGGCTACACCAACTCAGTTATTTACTGTAGGCAATATTAAGATGGATTCTTTTATGGAAGAGTTCCAGGCTACCTCATCTAGGGCAAATGCTATCGAGGTATCATTCCTCAATAAAGCTAAAGACTATGAGCGTGACGTGCTCCCTGTATTCAGTGAAGAGTATGACGTAACTACATCCCTAGCTAGTCCGGCGCAAGTCGAACTCATGGGATGCGTTGATGTAGACCAAGCCTACAATTACGCTAAGCACTACCTAAGAGCAAATAAGTACGAGGTGCGTACTTGTACCTTCGAGGCTTTCACAGACGCCATAGCGTGTACGATAGGGGATGTAATCCTATTACAACACGATGTGACAGACTGGGGACAAGGTGGTCGTGTAGAGTCTGCCACAGGTAATAAAGTAATCCTTGATAGAGAGGTTACTTTTGAGCAAGGTAAGACTTACAGGCTTATGGTACGTAACGCTAAAACGGATGCATTGGAGTCTTACAACGTAACTGGTGTATCCGGTAAGACCTTAACGCTTGCTAGTAATGCAGTCATTCAGACCGACGATTTATACACCTATGGCGAGGCAACTAAGGAAGCTAAACCGTTTAGGGTATTATCCATTAGTAAATCCAACTCTGAAATGACACGTAAGATATCCTGTATTGAATACTACCCTGAGTTGTACGCCGGTGATGATGGATCAGTACCAATTATCGACTACACAACGAAGTCTGACGTAATTAAGGTTATTAACTTAGTTTTAATTGCTGACGTTAAGACATTAAAGGACGGTACTGTACTTTGCGATATCAATGGTACTTGGCAACTGCCAAGGGATAAAGTGGCCAAAAACATCATCGTGTATTACAAGCCTGTTACCGCTAAAGAGTGGCAACAGTTCAAAGTACTAGATGGCAGTGCTACTAGCGTAACTATTCCAAGCGTAGCAACTGACGTTAACTACGACGTTAAGATTGTATGCACAAATAATACTGGTGCTGCGTATGAGGGTGTGGAGCGTGCGGTGTATGTGAGTGGCAAGGAAATACCACCGGCTACACCTAAGGGCTTTAAGGTAACACAGGACGCAGTAAATAGTAGCGTACTTCACTTATCATGGGAACCTAATACAGAGGCTGACCTACATGGGTACACGCTATATGACGGCAATGGTGTAGTCCTTATTAAGCATATAGGAGGTACATCCTACTCGTACTTCATTCCTAATACTGGTAATTACCAATTCAAGCTATCTGCTATTGATACATCTGGTAATGAAAGTGGTAAGGCCGAGGCTCGTATCACTGCAAGCGTATCTGCTGAAAGCGTGGCTACACCTAAAGCACCGGCACGAGGTGAAATAAAAATCGGTAAAACGATCACTGCTGCATGGGACCCAGTAGAGAATACCTACATCGATTACTACGAAGTTCGACTTGATAGTAATGTTGGCCAGTCCAATAACCTATTGGCCAAGACTACAGACATTCGCTCTGAAATTAAGTTATCGGCTCGTAGAGGTGCGGTATTCGTTTATGCTCACAATCCTGTTAAAGGTTATGGTCCGGCTCTTAGACTTGACTATAACGCAGCAGTGCCTAAAGCTCCGACGAATGTTAAAGTAAAAGGTAATATTACAGGCGTAAGCGTAGTCTTTGATAGCATACCGGATACTTGTATAGGCGCTAATATTTACATCGGAACAGAAAAGTATTTCGTTACTACAAATGTAAATATGATACCTCATGACCCAGGTGTATTTGATGTAAAAGTTGCCTATGTAGATGTATTTGGTGAGGGTACATACTCCAATATTATTGGTAGCTCTGTACCGGCTAGTATCGACCCTTCGTTAATTAATGCAGAAGCGTTAGGTTTGGCCGATATCGATAGACGTATTAATGAGCTAGATAAGTCTAGTAATCAGTACGCTAAGGCAGTACAAGCTATGAGTCATGCACCACAACTTATGCGTGATCCAATCTTTAAATCTGAGTTAGAGATTGCTCCATATACAAAAGATGGGCAACAAATCACAATCAAAAAGCAAAGACCTTATCCAGAATACCATGACCCAATTACTGGCGGACAATGTGTATTCGTGGCATCAGGGGATACAAAGTATACATCAATCGGATTTGGCGGTATCAAAATCTTACCTAAAAATAAGCCTTTAGAGGGTCAGTTAAATAACACTTATATTGTCCGCATGCTGGCAAAAGTTAAGCCAGATATGACGATACATTTAAATAACAATCATCTAGGTAAAGGCAGTACTTCAGCAGGATTTTTAACTTCTAACCAAGGTACTGACAAACCTGAGGAGTACATATTTTATTGGAAATATGGAAACGAATGGGATGTAAAAAATAAAGATGGTCGTGATTGTGGATATGTGTATTTCAAAAACAATAGCAACACATTTAATAATCCAAATTTTATAGCCGTTATTTATAAAATTGAAGTATTCGCAGTCGATGAATACGATAACAGCCTAGATGATGTTAGGAGCTCAATCACTCAACTAGCCGGTAGTATTGACTCTAAGGTAACCAACGCTACAAGTGGTATGGCTACACGCATTACTCAGCTAGATAATGCAATTAAATCACAGGTTATTACCGGTGATAAGGTCATGAGTGCCATTACTCAATACACAGGCGGGACTAGGATTGACGGTCGGTTATTACACGTAACCGGTGACGCTCTGTTTGACAATAACATCATTACCAATAAGATGTTAGCTGCTAAGGCAGTGTCTGCAGATAAGTTAAATGTTACTTCTTTAAGCGCTATCTCGGCTAACCTGGGCGAAGTAACAGGCGGTAAGATTATCGGCGGTACGATCCAAAATAAAACTGGCACATTCAAAGTTGACGCCAACGGTAATATCGTAGGTGCTAACATTACTGGCTCACGGATTGACGCTCAATCCATTATGCAAGCCGGGTTTAAAATCAGAAACATTGATGTACAAATCTACAAAGTACGTCATGGTGACTGGTGCCCACTCCCAGAAGAGTTTAGCGAAAAACAATGTGTGTTTATTCCTGTTGGTTATAAAATGACAGAAAATTATAGTGAGGTAACAGGCGGTACTAATAATGGTAGAAAACAATGGGATGACGCTAATGGGCGAAAGATTGATTATTGCACAATGTATTTCCAGTCTAATATATCGAGCGGATATCACGATACTAAGCCAACCATTGGATTAAATGGTCGTCAGGCTGTTTGCCAGTCGATATGGTATAGTTATTTCAGCAATCGAGATGATAACGGCTATCATAAACATATCTCCTTTGGGGAACTATACGTTCTCGTCATTGGTAAAAAGTAGTGTTACAAACCATAGATTAGACGATAAAAAGGAGGACATATGGTCGAACAAGATTTAACACTCCACGCAGGACAAGACTTTTCTATCAGTTATGTTGTACCGCCAGATAGCGATATGACGTTAAGTCAATACAAAGGCGCTTGTAAAATTCGCAAGCGCCCGTATGACAATATGATATTAGAGTTACATTCTGTGGTAGAGTCAAAACAGGTAAGGTTTTTTATTTCTGGCCAAGAGTCAGCAGAGAAGAAAATAAAGGGTGGCGATTATATCTACGACGCATTCCTTTATAACGATGAACACTGGCTGAAGATTGGTCAAGGTACGATTACGATCGTGCCGGATATTTCTATGCATGAGTAAGGGGAGGTAACTTATCATGGCTGAAACAAACAATACTTTAACAATCAAATTTGACAAAGAAACAACATTACCATTGTTAGAAGGCTTGGGTAAATCTGCTTATGCTATCGCAGTGGCTCACGGCTTTAAAGGTGATGAGCAAGCATGGTTAGATAGCTTGCGTGGTCCTAAAGGTGATAAAGGTAGCGCGGAAGAGACGGCTCAAATATTAAAGAAAGATGGCGAATTTCTCAAAAGCGTAAAAGGTCCTAAAGGTGATGCAGGCAGTGCTGAAAAAGCAGCAGAACTTTTGAAAAATAAAAACGTGTACTTGCCTGACGCAAGCGTAGATACAGTATTGGCTAAGCTAGTAGAGATTTTAGGCGATACTATCCACGTGGAATTCAAACAACTCGAATACTTCCAACCAGTAGCCGGTCAAGAGTTCCTCGATTTAAAAGGGGAACCTCATTTCAAGGTGTCTGTAAATGGCGGTGAGATACGTGTATTTGAAAGTGATAATATGCGTGTGCCTATTAAAGCGTTTGGCGAAGATGATATCAGAGTATCCTACTTTGACCTTGCAGACCGTGAAGTAGGCGTTATCTCTATCAAAGGTCTGGAAACTACTGTGGCTGATGATACTTACACAGACCCAACAGGTGCAGAGTTTACTAAGTATGGCAAGAAATTGGTGTTACGTTTAGCTGATTATAACGGCAACTCTTTCAACTGGCTCGGTAAATGGGATAAATCTACTATCGAAACTCTCGAAATTATCAGCGATAATTTGAAAACTATTGAAGATCGTAGCTTTGAACACAATAAATATGACGGATTAACATTCATTATCAAGAAACCTCAAAATGTAAAATTAAGCACTACTAATACTCAAGGTACCGTAACAATCACAACCGCAGAGCGTAGTTTTAAAACGACTTTAAACGGTGTGATGAGTTGGAGCGGCGGAACTTATGAAGTAGAAGGTCTTGTATAATTCATACCTTGTTCTCAGTTATCACAAAGTAAGGGGGTGGATATCTCATCTGGGCTTTGCAGTTTGAGCTGAACGATTTGCTTACGACGTTAACTATCGTAGGCATTGTAGCAGGTGCAGGATATCGGCTTCTGATAGTTCCGCTATTAGACCGTTTAGAAGCACAACGAATACAGGATAATATATCCTTCACGAGTAAGTGGGATACACTCTTTGATACTCTTAATGAGTTAAAAGAGGATATGAAACTCTCACGTGCTGAACGTGTAAAATCGGAGGCTACCTTCATGATGTTAACCACGAAGCTAGAATCCATGGAAAAGCGAATTAATGAGTTAAGGGAGGAGTTACATGATCATACCACCTCAGCTCATGGACAGCGCTAAGAAAGTATTTAAATCTGTTAGGGTGGCCAATATCCACCCTACAGGTGTATTAGCGACGAGGGCATTAGTCCTCGTCATGCTAGTACCTATATTGTTAGTAGTCATCGAATATGTAATGGCGTTTGTCCAAGGGCACGTATCCGATGAAACAGGGAAATTAATTAGCACAGGTATTAACATTATTGACCATATCTTTATACCAAGCGTGTTGACTGCTCTTGTAGGGTTCTTAGCACTCTGGATAGATAAGGATAATAACGGGATTCCTGATAAGCTAGAGGAACAACCAAAAGGACCGCCTATGATGGAAAGGGGGAGTGCGGATGATAAACGTTAGTTTAAGCGACTTAAACTACTACTGCAGTAGTGCTGTAGGTTACATTGATAAAGTATATCTGCACTGGACTGCAGGACGATATAATCAACAATTTGACGATTACCACATCAACATTGATGGGTGCGGTAATATTTACATTGATGGCGAACTAACGGACCATAAAAGCCACACATGGATGCGTAATGGCAGGGCTATAGGCATATCCTTAGATTGTGCCTATGGAGCTCAATGGGTAAATGACTTAGGTGATTATCCACCGACTGCTACACAAATTGAAACGCTAGCGCAAGTAGTAGCAGTATTATGTGTAGACTTAGGACTACCTGCTAGCATTAGCAACGTGTTAACTCATGCTGAGGCAGCGGATAACATGGACGGGTGGTATGCACATGATCCATACGGTCCAACGACTACATGCGAACGATGGGACTTATGGGTAGTTACCCAAGGTGATGAACCTGGAAGTGGTGGCGATGTAATACGAATGAAAGCTAAATATTACGCTCAGCAATGGGGCAGTAATATATAGGGGGTATATATGTATGAAAAAATCAAGTCTACAGTTACTGGCTATCCTAAGCTTTATTATATTATCGGTGCTATTGTGCTCCTCTCCATCTTTTGCCTCTGGTACATCTTCCACGAACCAACAGGAAGCAACAATCACGATTCCCTTAACACAGTGGAACGAATTGAAAAGCAACAACGAGAAAGCATTAAGCTTAATCGAGACATCCAGTCTTCCATTGACCGAGGCACAGTCCTTAGTCATGAAGCAAAGGGAAGAATTGAACGAAGCACACAATACAATCTCGACATTGGAAACAGAATTGATGAAAGCCAAAATGCTCTCCATGAAGCAAGAAGTTACCTTGTCCGAAATGCAGAACTCTTTGACCGAATTGAAAGGGCAAATAGAGAACGACAAGAGAACAATCAGACGCTTACGGATGCAACGCAACCTATCTCAGATGGTGGGAGCGGGAGCAGTAATCGGAATATCGATTCGACGATGAAATAGAGGTGATCCAATTATCTCCATAGCGTGTAATGGTGGATACACGCAACTATCAACTATTAGTTGTCAGTTGAGCAAGCGGACTCATGTGAACATGTTCCAAAATGGAACACGTTGCCATAAATTTTTATGTAAGATAGTAGGATGTTTGACCA